GGATAGTGCATAGCGGCTATTCGATCTTGTTAGTTCTTCTCTTAGCTAGGTGGTGTTATAATACCCCATTATAACCCCTACATTGATGGAGAACTATTATGGAACGTATTCTACGTTGCTTTGAATCTTATTTGCAGAAACGTGCGAACTATCTTGTTGAGCAAGAGTTGATGCGGATGTCTGATAAGCAGTTGAATGACATGGGCATCTCTAGAGCAGAGATTAAGGATGCTGTGTGGAAGCATAGCCGTTGATCATTTCGGCTATAGCATAGCAAGGGGAACCTTAGCCATGTATCCTATTATAGGGTATATAGGGGGGGGAACCACTACGTTAGTATACAGGTAAATCCTGCATCCGTCAATCAAAAAATCATTAACTAAGTCCATAAAAAGGTGTTGACTTACAGCACCTAGTGATGATATAACTAACCCATACGCAGCTTCCTCCTCTCCTGACTGCAGCAGCCCTCTTGGTAGTCCCACCTGCTGAGAGGGCTGATACTCTTCCCCAGACAGAACATGAACCTTCTCTACATTCGGGCAGCTATTAAGCAGGCCACAGGGATCACCCTGACTCAGGAAGAGGTTCTTCAGTATCTCGTGGAAGAGGGCTTGGTGAGCAAGGAAGAGGCCTCTGACCCTGATTTGATCTTCAGAGGCTATGACGAGTTTTTTCAGACAGACGATGCAACCGCTCGAATAGAGCCAGTTTCACATTTGGTTAAGGACGTTGAGGATGATGAACAAGATGAAGAAGGTTGAGGCCAACAAGCCTACGATGGCTAAGGGTGGCATGGCCAAGAAGAAAAAAGGCTACGCAAAAGGTGGTATGGCAAAGCCAACACCCTGCAAGGCCGGTGCATCCTACAAAGGGTAATGTTTCTGGCAGCGATCATAGCTTGCAGCGGCCCTACGGCGGATACCTGCACTCCTTACATCAATCAGCGTGTGATGTTTGAAAGCTATGAAGCTTGCCTGATGAATGCAGATGAAGCTGCACAGGCGGTTATCGAAAGCGGTAATTTCTACTTTGTGCAGCCTCATTGTTTTCAGTTGCAGTTTGGAGAACTAGCAAGTGCCGACAACTAAGGATGTGAAGAAAACCCCTAGCGGTCGGTTGTCCTACCGTGGGGAGACTTTCTCTGGGTATAACAAGCCTAAGCGGACTTCTGGCGGCTCTAAGAAGTTTGCTGTCTTGGCCAAGAAAGATGATCAGGTGAAGCTTGTTCGTTTCGGTGATCCGAACATGGAGATCAAGCGGGACAATCCTGAACGGCGCAAGAACTTCCGTGCCAGACATAACTGCGACACCGCGAAGGATAAGTTCTCCGCGCGGTATTGGTCTTGCAAGAAGTGGTGAAGCAATGAGCCTTTATAAGAACATCAACAACCGAAAGAAGGCAGGCACAAGCCGCCCTAAGAGCAAGTCTACGATTAGCGACAAGGCCTATCGTGAGATGCAGAAGGGCTTCCCTAATTCGAAAAAGAATAAAGCGAAGCGGGGGAAGTAATGTCTGAAGAGCAGCGCCTAGAGCGTATCGAGAAGAAGCTTGACCAGATGTCTGAGGCGATTGTCTCGCTTGCTCGTATGGAAGAGCGGATGGTCACCCTGTTTCGGCGGATGGACGCTTATGATGAACGTCAGTCTGAGATGGGTAAGCGGGTTGAGACGCTAGAGAAGCGCCAAGGGATTAACGGGCAGACATTGCGGTTTGCAGAGCGTCTGTTCTGGATCATTGCGGCAGCAGGCATCTCCTACATTTTTTACACGATGCGGAGTGGGTCATGAAGAATGAGCCTAAAATTCTAACGGAAAAGCAGGAAGCCTTCCTTGAGGCGCTTCTTGGCGAAGCCCGTGGTGACATCCGCCGTGCGATGGATTTGGCGGGTTATTCTGAGAATACGAAGGTGAAAGAGGTTGTAGGGCCTCTGAAGGAAGAGATTACTGAGCGGGCAGCTATGATGCTTGCCATGAACGCACCGAAGGCAGCATTCGGCATGGTGAATGTTCTGGATGATCCTACCGCGCTAGGCGCGAGGAACCAGATCAATGCTGCGAAAGAAATCCTAGATCGCACAGGATTGGTCAAGAAAGAGCAGGTAGAGGTGAAAGCCACTGGCGGTGGTATGTTCATCCTGCCTCCAAAGAACAATGACGAACTGGCCGAATAAGACCAGACCTAACGCCACAGCCAAACCACCCTACGGCTACAAGCCTAGCGAAGATGACCCTCTGGTATTGGTTCCTGATGAACCTCTAGTGGCTCTGGTTGAACAGGCGATGGATCACCTAGATCAGGGCTTCGGCTCTCGAAAGGTGGCAGACTGGCTCACAGAGAAAAGCGGACAGAGCATATCCCACCAAGGGATCATGAATATCTGGAAGCGGCATCGCGGCGATAAGTCGAAGCGGATTAAGCAGCTAAAGCGGGAAGCACGGGCTAGAAAGCCGAAGACTCCTGAAGAAAAGCAGCTTGCTGAGATCAGGCAGAAGAAGGCCACGGCAAAACGCATCATCACGATGCAAGAGAAGAAGCTAGAGCAGCTTCAGCCTAAGGAAGCACCGCAGACTACTGCCAGTGACAATTTAGACTTCAACGCGGTTGAGGAACAGAAGCAGACCCAAGAGGTTATCTTTGCTCCCAACCCCGGCCCACAGACAGAGTTCCTTGCCGCTAACGAGCGAGAGGTTCTCTACGGGGGTTCTGCAGGTGGCGGTAAGTCCTATGGCCTGCTTGCTGACCCTATGCGGTATTTTGGCAATACCAACTTCAACGGGATCATTCTGCGCCGCACCAATGACGAATTGCGCGAACTGATCTGGAAGAGCCAAGAGATTTACCCAAAGGCCTATCCGGGTGCCAGATGGCAGGAAAAGAAGAGCCAATGGGTATTCCCTAGCGGTGCTAGGCTCTGGATGACCTACCTCGAACGAGACGAAGATGTGCTTCGCTATCAGGGTCAGGCATTTTCCTACATCGCCTTTGACGAACTTACGCAGCATAGCACTCCATTTGCATGGAACTATATGCGGTCTCGTCTCAGAACCACTGACCCAGACTTGCCTCTCTACATGCGGGCAACCACGAACCCCGGCGGGCCGGGGCATTCATGGGTTAAGCGGATGTTTATTGACCCTGCACCTGCAGGGAAACGCTTTGCAGCGACTGACATTGAGACGGGTGAGCCTATGGTTTACCCCGAAACGCATGAAAAAGCGGGTCAGCCGCTGTTCTACAGGCGGTTTATCCCTGCAAGCCTGAAAGATAACCCCTATCTGATGGCAGACGGGCAGTATGAGGCCAACCTTTTGGCCCTGCCGGAGATGCAGCGCAGGCAGTTGCTAGAGGGCGACTGGGCGATTGCAGACGGAGCCGCCTTCCCTGAGTTTCGTGCAACCACCCATATTTGTGAACCTTTCGATATTCCTGCAGAATGGCGCAGATTTAGGTCATGTGACTACGGGTATAGCAGCTATTCAGCGGTTCATTGGTTCGCAATCGATCCAAGTTACGAGACCCTCTACGTTTACCGTGAACTTTATGTCTCAAAACATACTGGCAAAGACCTTGCACGGGCAGTTTTAGACGCAGAACGCGGTGAATCCATCCAATACGGCGTGTTGGACAGCAGTTGTTGGCATAATCGGGGTCAGATTGGCCCAAGTATTGCCGAAGAAATGATTGCGATGGGTTGTAGATGGAGACCAAGTGATCGATCAGCGGGTGCAAGGGTAGCAGGTAAGAACCAATTGCACCAAAGACTGCAGGTAAATGAGGAAACTGGCCTTCCGGGCATCGTTTTCTTCAATACATGCAGACAAATTATCGCTGATTTGCCTGTTATTCCGTCTGATCCTAAGGGTTCTGACGATATTGACCCAAGATACCGCTCAGACCACGCCTATGACAGCGTCAGATACGGCGTAATGAGCCGTCCACGGGCCTCTTCCCCCTTCGATTTCGGACAAGGCGTTCCCATTCAGCAATGGAAGCCTGCTGATCCAATTCTGGGCTACTAAGCAAGGACATTTTCCATGGCATTGATGACCCCACCTTCGGAAACCTCCAATGAGGACGCAACAGAGAGCGGCGTAACGCTGTCTCTGCAGGAAGAAGGTGATGTTGAGCAGGAAAACATCGAATATTCCGGTGTTGCGGCGTTTATTACGTCCCAATATCAGCGTTCGAAGGACTTCCGCCTGTCTGATGAAGACCGTTGGTTGCGTTCCTACCGCAACTACCGTGGTTTGTATGGCCCTGATGTCCAATTCACGGACACAGAGAAGTCCAAAGCCTTTGTGAAGGTCACTAAGACCAAAGTTCTGGCTGCATATGCATCAATCATCGATGTTTTGTTTGCAGGCGGCAAATATCCGATTGGGATGGAAAGCCGCTACATGCCAAACAACGTGGCAGGGGCGGTTCACTACGATCCTAACGAGATCACGACTGAGAAAGTCCAAGAAAAGGCAAATGTGGACTATCAGGTGCCTCGCACCATTGCGCGTCCTGACATTGCCAAGGATTTGGGCCTCTACAAGGACATCCTAGAGCCTGTCCATGACAATATGGCCATGGGGCCGGGCATCACCCAAACATCCATCACCTACGAGCCTGCTAAGGTTGCAGCCCGCAAGATGGAAAAGAAAATGCACGATCAGTTGGACGAAACCTCCGCTGACAAGCATCTTCGCATGGCGGCATTTGAATGCAGCTTGTTTGGCACCGGCATCATGAAGGGGCCGTTTGCCTACGACAAGGAATACCCACGTTGGGATCAGGAAGGTAACTACGACCCCATCTTCGAGACTATTCCGAAGCTTGAGTATGTGAGCGTATGGGATTTCTACCCTGACCCTGACGCACGGAACATGGAAGAAGCTGAGTTCACAATTCAGCGCCATCGCTTGAACCGCAGCCAAATGCGGGCATTGAAAAAGCGTCCACACTTCCGTGATGAAAGCATCGAACTAGCGATTGACTATGGTGCTTCCTACACCCGTGAGTATTGGGAAAGCACTCTCGAAGACAACGCCAACCACGATGACATTGATCGCTATGAGGTGCTTGAATACTGGGGCATCCTAGATGGTGAACTTGCTGAAGAAGCTGACATGACCTTGCCTGAGGGCTTGGAAGATGCAGATCAGGTTCAGGTTAATGTTTGGATTTGTAATGGCCAAATCCTTCGTCTGGTATTGAACCCATTCACACCAACCCGTGTTCCATACGCTGTGGTGCCTTACGAGGTTAACCCATACAGCATGTTCGGTATCGGCGTTGCTGAGAACATGGAAGACACGCAGCTTCTGATGAACGGCTTCATGCGTATGGCCGTGGACAATGCTGCACTGTCTGGCAACCTTCTGATTGAGATTGACGAGACCAACCTTGTGCCGGGCCAAGACTTGTCCGTCTATCCGGGGAAAGTCTTTAGGCGACAGGCCGGGGCGCCGGGCCAAGCCATCTTCGGGACGAAGTTCCCGAACGTATCGAATGAGTTGAACATGATGTTCGACAAAGCCCGTCAGCTTGCGGACGAAAGCACGGGTATCCCATCCTACGCCCACGGTATCGGTGGTGTTATGGGCGTTGGGCGGACAGCCTCCGGTATGTCTATGCTCATGGGTGCAGCAGCACAGAATATCAAAGCGGTTGTCCGCAACTTTGATGACTACATGTTGGCCCCTGTGGGTAAGGCTTTGTTTGCCTTCAACATGCAGTTCAACTTCGACAAAGAGTTTGCCAATGGCGATCTCGAAGTTAAGGCGCGTGGCACTGAAAGTCTGATGCGCAATGAAGTGCGGTCACAGCGTCTCCTGCAGTTCATGCAGATGACTGCCAATCAGCAGATGGCACCGTTCGTTAAGTATGACTACATCCTGCGCGAACTGGCTGCATCGATGGATTTGGATGAAGAGAAAATCCTTAACGATCCACGCGAAGCAGTGATCCAAGCGAAGATGATGGCAGAGATACAGGCACTGATGCCTCAGCAGCCTCCACAGGCCCCTCAGGGAGCCGCAGGAGGCCCTCCAAGCCCTAATGACCCCACAGGCACCGGAAACGGTAACATCGCCCCCGGAGCGGCTCCTGAGCCGGGTGCAGCGGGCTTCACAGGCGCAGGCGGTGGCGCGAACGGCGGAAACCCTCAGCAAGGCCCCGGACAGGGCAACGTGAGTGATCCGCAACAAGATGGACGTATGGTTCAATAATGGATCGTGATCTTTGCCGGTTGCTCCTTCTGTTAGTCAACGAGAAGGACAACATGGATCGTCTGCGGGCTTATGCAGAAGCGCGGATCGAACAGCACCGCAGCAATCTCGAAAAACAGAAAGACAGAGACCGTATCTTGGAAATCCAAGGCGCTATCGCTGAATTGCGCCGCCTTGCGACACTTCGAGATGAGGTCATCAAGGGAGCAGAATAGTGGCCAAAACAAAGTTGGGCTTGGACGAAGCCACTAAAGGTATCGCAACATTTGAGGGCATGGAGATGGCCATGAAGAAGTTCCAATTGGATCGTGAAGAAGCAGACAAAGATGGTGACGGCGAAGTCAGCAAGCTTGAAGAAATTCAAGGCGAGGCAGAGCAACGCACTGTTGGTAAAGATAATCTCGTGGAGATGAACTGCGGCGGTATCATGATGCCTGAGATGGAAATTGATCCGGTCAGCGGAAACGAAGTTCCTCTTGGCTCTACCCCTGAAAATGTTCGTGACGATATTCCCGCAATGCTTTCGCAAGACGAATATGTCCTGCCTGCGCATGTGGTGAAGTGGCATGGCCTGAAGCACATTCAGGAAATGCAAATGGAAGCCGAAGCAGGCCTGATGTCCATGGCAATGGAAGGTCTGATTGGCGGAATGGAAATGGAAGAAGAAGCCGCAGAAGCGGACGAAGACGACATGATGGAAGACGAATACGTTGAATCCATGGATGTCGATGTAGATGTCCCAACCGTAGAGGTTGAGGATGATATGGAAGAAGAGGCCTACGAGGAAGAGCCTCAGACTTCCGAACTGCCGGGCATGGTGAAGAAGCAAAAATACGCCTTCATCATCTCGTAAGGGCTACCCGGCATTCCGGCCCCCTAGAGGTAACAATGGCTAAATATAAACGAGCAGAAGTTCTCGATGAAGAGGACGACTTGACCTATTCTCAAGAGGTCACAAAAGAACAGGAAGCAAAACCTGTCGAAGAGTCCAAAACGGACGATAGTTGGGAAAAGCGTTACGGTGATCTTCGCCGCCATACCCAACAGCAGATGGCTGAAAAAGATCGCAAGCTGCAGGAAATGCAGGCACAGCTTGAGCAAGCCACGAAGGGACAGATCAAGTTCCCTAAGACCGATGAAGAAATTGAAGCATGGTCTAAGAAGTATCCAGAAGTCGCAAAGATCGTGGATACCATTGCCCGCAAACGGGCGAGTGAAGCCCTAGAAGAGGGCGAGAGGCGGATGAAAGGTCTCAAGGAACTAGAGACTAAGTTGACCCGCAAAGAAGCAGAACAGCAGCTTATGAAGATGCATCCTGACTTCGGGGAAATCCGCCAACGCAAGGACTTCCATGACTGGGTGGCGCTTCAGCCCCAGTATATCCAAGACAGCCTGTATAAGAACAACACGGATGCCTATGCAGCGGCTCGTGCAATTGATCTCTACAAGGCAGACTTGGATCGCCGCAAGAAAGCTGACCCAAAGACGGCAGCAAAAGCGGTGAGCCGGACTGCAACGGCACAAGCACCAACGGGCGGCAAGCAGAAGTTCTCTGAGAGCCAAGTAGCCCGTATGTCAGAGCAAGATTACGCTAAGTATGAGGATCAAATCCTTGAAGCCATGCGCAGCGGTAATTTTGTCTACGACATGACTGGTGGCGCAAGATAACACTTGCAATAGCACCTAATAAATGCTATAACAAAGTCTATCGGTGGCAGGTTTTTATCGTTGGCCTGCCACCCACCTTCTTCAGTAAGCAGTAGACTGTTTTCTCAAGAAGGCTACGGCCCTCTTGCCCGGCAGACAGGCCTCCACTTGGACTACCCTGTCAGCCCTTTTTCCAGAAGAATTTAGACTCTCGGTCAACCAGTGTGACTTGGCCCGTTCTTTGTTTCGGTTAGCTGCCGATCTCTGAACGCACCCAAGAGCAACACTGCCACTGTTGCGTCCTCTTCTGTGTCCTGAACGCCCCTCAACTGAGGGATTTCTTCATGCCACATTAGGAGGATTAACTCATGGCATTTCCAAGCGCAGGTGGCTACGGCAACCTTCCCAACGGCAACTTCTCGCCGGTAATTTACTCCAAGAAAGTCCAAAAGGCTTTCCGTAACTCTTCTGTTGTAGAAGACATCACCAACACCGACTACTCCGGTGAAATCGCAAACTTCGGTGACTCTGTTAAAATCATCAAAGAGCCTGATATTGCGATCAGCACCTACGCCCGTGGCACCACTTTGGCCACGCAAGACCTGACTGATGCGGACTTCACCATGGTTGTCGATCAGGCGAACTACTTCCAGTTCGCAATCGATGACATCGAAGAAGCCCACAGCCACGTTAACTTCATGGACTTGGCCACTGACCGCGCAGGCTACAAGCTGCGTGACCAGTTTGACCGCGAAGTCCTTGGTTACTTGGCCGGTTGGTCTTGGAACGGTTCTGTATGGTCTCGCCGCACTGCTGCCTCTGGCACCAAAGCAGATGCCGCAGCCGACAATGACGAACTGTTGGCAGCAAACAAGTTGGACATCACTGACTTCGGTGGTTCTGACTTGGGTGTTCTCGGTGAAGCAACTTCGATCCCTCTCGCAGCCGGTGGCGGCGCAGGCGGCATCTCTTCGCCTCTGCAGGTTCTGAACCGCATCGCTCGTAAGATGGATCAGGCAAACGTGGACACTGACGGTCGTTGGATCGTTGTTGACCCAGTATTCGCTGAAATCCTGATGGACGAAGACAGCAAGCTGATCAACCGTGACTACGGCGGCGAAGGCGAACTTCGCAATGGCCGTATGCCCGGCACCATCCGTGGATTCCGCGTCTACAAATCCAACAACCTGCCTTACCTCGGCACAGGCACCGACACGACTGCTTCCGGCGGTTCCGAAGACAGCTTCGGCATCATCGTTGCAGGTCACGACTCGGCTGTTGCAACTGCAGAGCAGATCGCAAAGACGGAAACCTTCCGTTCGCCCGACACCTTTGCAGACGTTGTTCGCGGTATGCAGCTTTATGGCCGCAAAATCTTGCGTCCAGAAGGCTTGTTCACCGCAGCAGTGAACATCGCCTGATAACACTAGGGGGCGGGTCTAAGGGTCTGCCCCCTTCCTCCATTCTAGAGGATCACTCATGCCTAGCACTTACATTGACCTGTGCAACAAGGTTCTCCGCAGACTGAATGAAGTAGAGATCGCTGCTGATGATTTTGGCAGCGTTCGTGGCGTTCAGGCACTGGTCAAAGATGCCGTTAAAGACAGCATCTCACGGATCAATCAGGCTGAGTTTGAGTGGCCCTTTAATGCGGCTGAACATACGCAAGTGTTGACTGCAGGCCAGACAGAATACGACTGGCCTTCTTTCTTTAAGATCGCTGACTGGAACTCTTTTCAGGTTCAAAAAGACGATAGCCTCAACACAGGCTTCAAGACGCTGAAATATATCGAACGCGATGAATGGTATCGCAGCCATCGTGACAATGATTATGAGGCCGGTTCTGCGGGCCGTGGAGTGCCTGAAAAGGTATTCGATAAGCACGGTAGCGGATTTGGTGTTACGCCCTCTCCTGACGCAGCCTACAGCGTCCGCTTCCGCTATTTCATGAATTACACAGACATCCTGAACTCTACGGATGTTACCCGTATCCCTGAAACCTTCGACACTGTGATTGTCGATGGTGCTTTGTATTTCCTCTACATGTTCAAGGACAATATTGAGTCCGCACAGGTTGCCTATCTCTCGTTTGAGAAAGGTATCAAGGACATGCAGGGCATCTACATCAACAGCTACGAAAGCGTCCGTGATCGTAGGGTGAATTTCTGATGGTAGATCGCATTGAGTCATACAAGCTTGTATGCACGGGCGGTCTGAACAGTAACGAGAACCATCTTGATCTGTCAGATAATCGTCCCGGTTCTGCTACCCGCCTAGTGAACTATGAGCCATCCTTGTTTGGTGGGTATCGCCGCATCGAAGGCTATGACCTGTTTGATGGTGATTATGGCGAAGTAGGCGAAGGATCGGCTGAAGGTAAGGTTCTAGGCATTGCGTATTATCGCAATGAGCATCTGGGCAATCCTTACGTTATCGCTGCCCGCAAAGACATTGGTGCCAATACTTACAGCTTCTGGAAGCATGTGCCTCTTACAGGTTGGCAGCAAATGTCTCCGGGCTTCACGCTCAATATCACAGACGGTGTGCGGACAGTTAACAAGGTTCGCCATGCACAGTTCGACTTTGGTGGTGGATCGCAGATCATCTTTGTAGACGGCGTGAATAATGCTACCGTCTTTGACGGCACGAACTGGTATCAGATCGACAGTGCTAACACTGGTGGGTCAGCAAGCCCCGGCGGTGATCAGGCTTTAGATGCGCCTTCTGTCGTTGATGTTTTCGAAAACCACATCTTCTTGTCTGGGGATCGAACAGCGCAGGCTGCCATAGCACATTCGGCACCGAACGATCCCTTAACCTTTACTGCGGCGGCAGGTGCAGGCCAAATCGCTGCAGGTTTTAAGGTCATTCAGATCAAGCCGTTCCGCGATAACTTGTTTGTATTCGGCAACAACGGCATCAAGAAGATTGTTCCTGACATCACTGCAGCTTTTGTGATCGATCAGGTAACATCAAACGTAGGATGTGTTGCACCTGACAGTGTTCTAGAGATTGGTGGCGATCTTCTCTTTTTGGCCCCAGACGGACTTCGCCCCGTTGCAGGCACAAGCCGTATCGGTGACATTGAACTAGAGACCGTTTCAAAGCCCATCCAAGGTGCTTTGGTTGATGTCATCCAGAACTACGACATGGACACACTCAATGGCGTTGTGATCCGCAAGAAGTCTCAGGTTCGCTATTTCTTTGGTGACGGGTCTCGCAGTGTTACAGACGCGGAAGGCATTCTGGGCGGTCTGACAGAACGTGATGGTGCCATTGGATGGGAGTTTAGTTCCACCTTAGGCATTCGCGCCTCTTGCTGCACATCCGAATACATTGGCCGTGAAGAGTATGTTTTGCATGGCGATTATGATGGCAAAGTGTATCGCCAAGAGCAGGGCAAAAGCTTTGCAGGACAAGACATCGTTGCTATTTACGCCACGCCATATCTGGACTTTGGCGATACAGAAGTTCGTAAGGTAATCCGCAAGCTGAACACGTTCGTCCGTGCCGAAGGGCCGTTGGAGATGAACTTGGCGATTGCCTATGACTGGGGCGATTACAACACCTCTCGCCCATCTACTTACTCGCAGGGCAGCACAGGTGGCCCTACCGTTTATTCAGGGGACAACATTACCTATGCAGGTGAAAACGTTCTCTACGGCGGTTCATCTAAGCCCATCATGACCACTGACGTTCAAGGCTCAGGTTTTTCCATTCGTGCCACTTTTGTGACCGTGGGCCAGTTTGATCCCTACTCCATCCAAGGGATCGTCTTCGAATATTCCGTTGCAG